GGACGAGAGCCAGCAGCAGGGGCCGCACCCATTTGTTCTGGAGTTGGCTGCGAGGCAGGAACGGGGGCCATACCTGCTGCTGGAACTTCTGCGCCCATTGGCACTTCTGGTTGTTCTACGGGTTCAGGCATAAATACCTTCTCCACAATAGTCTCTAGTTGTAATCCCTTTTGACGACCTTTGATAACTTCAGCGATTCTGGAAACAATCTGAGAAGGATCTTGACCTTGGGCTGCAAGTGCTGGAATGGCCTGAGCGTATTGAGCAACAGCAACACGCAAAGAATCGCGCATCTCTTCAATATCCACACGCTGTTCTTCTTGAGTGACATTCAACTCCATAGGGATTTCACGACGTACATAGTCGCGGCTAACAAGTTTATCGCTACGCATCTGTAGCAAAGCAATGATGGCGTTGTTTGGATTCATTCCCGACATAATGCCGTAGCGAACATCTACGCCGTATTCGCCATTGATTTGTTTGTTTGGGATGTACTTCATATTGAATGGAGTACCATCATCAACACCCTTGATTTCTTTCTGGATGTTGCCGAAAATCTTCTCGTCTGTTTCAAAGCAGAGTGATACAAGTTCAGTAAACAGGCGTGCAAACTGTGCTTGTGCTGCACGAACCTGAGTATCAAAGCCTGCTTGGAGCGCTTGAACTCCACGACCTGTGATGATAGAGGCATCAACGTTACCGCTACGAACTTCTGGATAACGAGCGCCAAGACGGAGTTCACGCTCTAGTACACCAGATTCAGTAAAGACTCCAGGTGGTAGTTCTAGCGGTACACGGCGAATTGCCTGTGGATTAGCAGAGCGCATAATGGAATCAGGACCGAGTGCAAGTTCTTGCACATCTTGCGGAATAGCAATAGGAGCCTGAATAGATTTCTCTGCTGCTTGAATCTGCAATACTGCAAAGCGAGCGCGAGCAAGTTGTACTGCCAAGATATCATCGAACTGACCGCGTGCTTCGCCATCAAGAGATGAGCGAACAGCAACACGAGCCATACACTTACCTGTTGGGTTAGGTAGGTTTGATAAAACCAAGTTGTTGCGATCTGGCACATAAATCAAATCTTGGTCTTTGTCGTGATAACGAATCATCGTGATGTATGGAGAGCCAGTTGCGTATTGGCTTTTTGCAACAATCTGATCGTAGAACTCTGGATATTGCATTGCTAGAGATTCTGCATCAGTTTGAATCACTTGTGTGATAGAGATGCAACGACCAAAGCGGTCCATCTCAGGATAGACACCGAATGGATTGAGCAGGCGGATACGTGGATTATTTGATTCGTAATCCATCTCTACGATTGCTGGAAGCATACCGTAGGTATTGAACCAGTCAGCGCCGTTGTACATCTGAATCTGTAGTTCAGACATTGAGACGTAATAGTTAGCGATACGAGTTCTGGTATCTGCAGACTTACGTGCGCTATCAGAAACCATATTGGTAGCAGCGCAGTTGAAGGATGGAAGAGGTGCCATCACTTCTGCAAGATCACGAGCAGCAACGTCTACGAAGTTAGCAACAAGAGGCTTGGGGTAATCTTCGGAGAACATAGCAGGATAGACCTTGCTGATATCTCCTTGACGTACTGATAGCACGTCGCGCATACGTTGGTCGCGAGCAGCGTACTTCGTTTGAAGACGCGCTACTTTAGCGGCTACCTCTTTGAGTGTAAGCACTTGTTCTCCTTAGATGAACTGTCTGTCTTTATCAGCAAGCAGTTCATCGATATTGATAACTGTACGCTTGCTTTTTTCATAGCGTGATAAGAATGGATTTCTCATATGGTGGGTGGTGTGGATGCCTTGGTTAAGCCACTCACGTGCTTTGATTTCACAGAACCAAAGAGCCATCACCATATCTGTCTTACCTTTGGTCGTAGGTGACCAGGTAATAAGTTGTTCTATTAAACTCTTGATATTTTCTGTTTGATCTGATGGAAGATGAATCAGATTATCTCTGTGATGCTTTCCATCTTGCTGCTTAGTACCAAAGAGGGTGGACATAGAAGCCACACCGAAGCCTGCATCCCATTTGTTATTACCAGTATGGTGTTCTCGCAAGATAATACCTTTGCTTGCAAGGAACTGGCGGATGCCTTCATCTTGAGTAAGGAAGGACTGGAATGCGTTACGCTCTACTACCCACTCATTAGGTGAGTAGACATTGGACCAATCTACAATCAACTGTCTAATCTGAGCAGGTGTTGGTCTAGTAATCTTGATAGCATCAACGATATAACGCTTATGCGTTACACGATCTATCGCATAGCAGATTGCTGCGGTATCTCCCACCATTGCAGGGTCTAAGCCACAGACAACGCTAAAGCCATTCAAATCTCTGGGATGACCAGGGGAACCTGGTTGTAATCTTCCAGCCTTACGCATACCGTCAATAGAACCCTTGACACATACTGGGTCAAAGATTGCATCATCAGATATATCTTGCTGTTGATAAATCAAA